GTCGTGGTCGCTCCTTTGAGCTTGTCAATAAAGGCGATCACTGCTCCGAGCTTGGCCCAACCCACGGTATAATCTCGCGCCCTGGTCTTGACCTGAACGGCATAGCGTTCGATTACCTTGCCATCATCCATGAGGCGAGCTTCCTTAATCCCCATCACCGCATACACTGCGGCCGCCTCATGCGGGATATCATCCCCATCCGGCATGGCCGAGACGTAGCAAGGCCAGACCGTCGTGTTGTCATTAGGAACGTTGACCAGGTCTGGCACAGTCAGGAACAAAGACCGAAGGATAGTGGCGGGAGTATTATTCATACCACAATCTCCTTCTTAATGACATCCCTCAGTTCCTCTGCGTGATCCAAAGCCGGATCCGAAAGGAACTTAGCTTTCTGCCCTTGACCGCGACTATGGCGGAAGGGTCCGGTCTTAGGCTTCTTGGCCAGCTCCTCGGCATAGTTGATATTGAAGAGCTCTCCATGCAGAGCGTCCATATTCTCATGGACAAAAATGGCATACTCGGCGGTGTAGCCAACCTGAACCATGGTTCCCCAACCCGCTCCAAGCACCCGCACAAAGCCGGAGCCCTTCAGAATGCCATAGTCAACTGGAACCTCTAGCTGGCTGTACCGATACAGCAACAGACCGGCTGCTCGCAGTCCCCGGTTCAACCCAGCTTGGTGGGCTACCCGCTTCGCTGCCAACTTGGCTAAGGCAGCGTTGAGACTGGAGCGAATGCCAGCGATGTCGGCAATCATCATAGGAAGATCGTGTAAAGGGTCTGAGTATTGCGCAGGTTAGTGACTCGGGCGTGCTGGCGAACTTCAAAGACGCTTGGATTGTTCTTCGGCACAAGCGGATCAACTAGAGAAGCAAGCGTGCCGAGCATAATCAGGCTCCCGATGACAACGTCTCGATCGATGTAGACAACGGCCGCGCTCACTTGGCGAGTTCCAGTGTGATCAATAAACTCCTTTGCTTCATCCTGCCAACGACAAGGGATCTGCACCGGTGTCATCACGACCGGCTGACCGTAATCATCGCTAGCCCCATTGGCGGCTCTCGCCCAAAGCACCGCCTTGTCCTTCAGGAGTTTAGAAATGAAGCTCATCAGTTACACCCCTCCTCCGGGCTGACCTACGTCGGTGGGGTTGTAGGTAGCTCGACGCGGCGTTCCCAGATGAAAGATGCCGAGGTGAAAGTCGCGCATCCGTCCGGCCTTGTTGTTCTTTGCGGCCAGTCCACCATAGGTATCGATCCGCATGGCTGTCTGCCCCCATTGGGTAGCGTCCAACCCGATGTCCACGACCTTTTGCAGCGTCTGGCGAGCGGCTCCCAGCTGCTCCGTGACCGGCCGGGGATCCCGCACCGCATAGAAGTGAGCGGCCACCCAGGTCTCGATCACGGCCAGACGAGAAGCAGAATAGCCTTGCCCTTGCAAGGTGCAGCATTCCGTCACCATCTCATTGGCAATGTTGATGAAGGGATTCAGTCCATTAAGGCTGGACCCGACTACGGCCGGATCTGTCTCAATCACGCCGGCGACATCTGTGGGACTGCATCTTCCTGGTAGCATGGAGAATTCCTCAGGGCTTCATCCAGGTCCATAAATGGAAACTGAGTGATCGCCGAGTCTCGATTGGTGTTGTAGATTTCCGTGCCCGGGAAGATCTGGCGGTGGGTCCGGGCGATCTGATACCAAGCCTCATTGAATTTGAGGTACACGGTTGGGTTGGGCTTTTCCACTAACCGCTGGTGCCAGTTGCTGTCTCCCTCCTTGGACAGCTTGCCATCATAGCCCAGGAGAAAGACTCGGCGGGCCCCAAGCAGCAAGGCCAGATGAATGGCGCTGGCCCCGGTGCTCCCACCATAACCGTAATAGAGGCTGCCATCCGTCGTCAGCCCCTTCATGGTGCGGGGCAAGCACAGCACCCATGATAGGTTTGGCGGGACATACTCGCATTGCGTGGCCACGCAGCCGCCCTGCTTGAAGTAAGCAAACAGCTCTTCCTCGTACCTGGCGAACCAGGGCTGGTCGCTAAACAGGCAAAGGTGGCAGACATTCGGGCCGTGGATAAAGGCCGAGTTGCACCCGATCGTCCGACGCCCCTCTAGTCTGCGCCAATCAAACTCGCGCAGACTAGGGCCCCCTCCGATCAAATAGACATCGGCGTCGGGCCATTCGCGTTCCGGTGTCCATTTCACGCGAGTTCGGCGACATAGGCGTCGACGTCGCCCTTGACCAGGGGTTTCTTGTTGGCAAACCGGGTCGGGTTGTCCCGATCCGCGACGAAGTACCCGTCAGTCCGCTTGAAGACCAAGAACCCGGCTCGACGGGCTTTCGGGAACTGGGCAGTCACATCAACCCCCGGTTTTGCGTCTCCCGGGGCCTCAGAACCGCCTGTTTCAGCCGATTCCGCCCTCGATACGCTGGTTTGAGGGGTGGATTGGGGTGTTGGTGCCGGGGCGGGGGCAGCAGGGGCGCTAGGTGGGCTAGCGGGCGTATCGACCTTCACGAACTTGTTGGGGAAGGCCGCCATTAGATTGAGCTCGGTGACAACGATGTCTCCATCAGGTTGTCCCTTGCCGTAGACGATCTCTTTCTTCGAGCCGGGCTCAGTGTGGTGGTGGACCCCGGCGATGACGCGATAGGCAGTTTTCATAGCGTGTGGTTTTTGGATGTGTGTGTGGTTGTGACTAGCTCAAAAGAAAGGAGCCCAGACAGCACCTAGCACCGTCTGGGGCATCCTTTTCCTCATGTCCAGGACTGCAAGAGTGTCCCGGTCAGGTGTTCAGCAGGTCTTGCGCGACGGGAGAGCCGTGGACGATACCGGTGTTGCCGTTGATGTCAGCACGCAGCTGGGGCACCAGAATGGCCATCACCTTGTAATTCATCTTCAGCCCGCCCTCTTCCGGCCACTGGACCGTCGTGAAGTCCAGCCCGACGATCTCCCGGATCACGTCCGAGGATTGCTGGACCAGCAGCATCTGGTAACCAGTCAGGAAGTCGAGCGCCCGAACGTCCTGGATACCGTCGATCGCCTTGAGACGCTCCCGGAGGGTCTGCGTCGCAACGTTACCGCCAGTCAGGATGTAGTCGTTGTCGAGGTACTGGTCCCAATTCGTGGCCGCGTACAGGATCCACGGCCCGAAGTGAAGTTGGCTGATCGACGCTTGCTTCATCGCCAGCACTTCATTCAGCGTGGTCTTCGGCACCCAGGCCGACAGGGTTGGAAGGGTGAGCAGCTTGGTAATGCGCTGCGGGAACGTAGTCGCCCCGTAGATCGTACCACCCCCGAAGGCAAAGTCGCCACCAGCCCAGTTGCCCAGGCACATCTGCTCGGCGACTTCAGCAACACGTCGGGCGGCCGCTTCCGCCGCCGCGGTGTCGAGTGGAGTTGCGCTCTCCCGGCTGACCATGATCTGGCGAGCACTGAAGCTGAAGTCAGAGTGGATCAGGGGAAGGGGCAAATTCTCCATGGCGTACTCCTGGCGGTCGTTCTGCCCCTTGCGCAGACCATCCATGCTCACGCTCGCCGAACCGGGGTCAGTGCTCTTCTCAGAACTCAGCACGGTCTTGGCGAGGCCGTTCGGAATAGTGAACTGCAAGCCACCAGCCCGCAGGTCAGCGACGAACCGCAAACGACCACGTGCCGCTTTCAGAACGGCCGTATCCAGCTGGCGCCACTCGTCGTAGCGCATGGTGGCCGCCGCATTGATGACCATCTTCTGCGGTTCAATCTTCCCGGTGCGCGGGTTGTACTTGTTCAGGGTGACGCAGGTCCGACCCTTGCTGTCCCAGTAGGGGCGGAAGATGCCAACGTCACCGTTGGCCGCCATTAGGCGGGATGCAACGGAGCCTTGGGCGACGCCGTTCAGAATGAAATCCAATGCAACTTTGTTCATTGTGATATTCCTTGTTCAGTAAGTTGTGGGTTTCGATCGTTAGGCGTTAGAAGACCCGCACGCTGTGGTGCGTGTCGACGGCCCCAGTGCCCGAAAGGTCAACAGCGCCGCCGATCTCATCGACCTCAGCGATGATCTGCTTGACCTGGCCTGTGCTGGCAGCGGCGCTGGCGAGAATGAGTCGTCCGGCGCCATCACTGATCAGCTGGGAGCCGATTGGATAGTTCGCCCCGGCTTTCAGCAGGGCGTTGACGCGATCGCCAGTCACAAAGCAGCGAGCGCCCACCAGGGCACCCGAAGCGTATGCGGTGTCGATGTTAGCCACGCCGCCGGCCTGAGCCGGATCGTTGCGTGACACGAGCGCTTCCTCAAGGGCGAAGCGTTTGACAGCAAAGCCCCCTTCGGTGGAATGGCGTCGGAAGAGGCCAAGGGAAGTAAGCTCGATCAACATCCCTGGATAGATGTTCGCATCGTAGGCCTTTGCTTCCTCGCGCTCAACAAACGTCGCCAGTTCAACACGACGGGGCTTTTGCGGAGTTGGAATTACAAGAGTCATGGTCGATCTTGGTTTCTGAGTTGTGGGTTTCTGGGTTTGATGTCAGCGCGGGCCCTTAGGAGGCCTTTGCCTCCTCTTCAAAGTTCATCACAGGAGCCTCGAGGACCTCGGCGTCCTCCCCCTCCTGGTTCTGGACCGGCCGGACTTCGCCCTGACCGTTGAAGAGAGGAGCACGCCCACCGGGCGTGTCATTCTCGACAATCCCACCCCCGGCCAGCTTGGCGAGTTTCCGAAGCTGCTTGAGGGGCATGGCCATGAGTTCCTCTTCGGTGTACTCGTTGGCCTCGTTCTGGGTGATGTACTCGACCAGGCGGGAGATCTCAGCTTGGACAGCCTCGACCCCGTTGGTGACCATCTCGCTCACTTCCGGTGGAACGGTCCGGAGGAAAGCGTTGAGGCTGAGGGGTTTCTTCCCCTTGCCCTTGTTGGCGTTGGTGGCGGGGTCGTCGTCTTTCAACGTGGCCTTGCCGCCCTTGCCCTTCTTCTCGGAGTCCTTGGCCGTGCCTTCGCTGTCTCCGGCGTCGCGGTCATCGTCCTGGTTGTCTTCGGCGTCCGAGTCTTCGTCAGCGTCGGCAACCGTTGCGTGGTCGATGGCCTCGCGCGTGTTCTGCGCCAGGGCATCACCTTGCTTGTGGAGCTCCTCGAGCCGCTCCTCAGGAAGTCCGGTGAGGTACTTCCGGTCTTTCTCGGTCCAGCCATGATTTTTGATCAGGCTTTCAATGAGTTGCTTTTTGTCCATGGTATTGGTGCCCTCACGGGCTTCGTTGGTGGCGGGTTCGTAAGAGGTCTTGCGAACCACCGCCTCTGGCTCGCCCTCAAGACTAACTTGGTCATCTCCGTCGACGGAATAAGCCTGCTTGAACAGCTTGCCGCTACCATCGTCGTAGACAAAAGAATCATCAAAAACGTCTGTCACCCAGCAGGTGCAAATGCTGCCGGGACTGGAGCCATCCGACTTCCCATCACGCAGCTTCTTGGAAATCTGCTGGCGGATGTCATCGAAGGAAATCTCATTGAGCGCTTCCTCCTCCTCATTCTTGCCCATGGTCGGATATCGCCGCGCCACCTTAGCCCGCACGATCGCCTTCTCCTTCGGTGAACCATGTTGAGAAACACGAGATTTGGCGGCGGCGGCGTGCCTGCGATCGTGAATTGGATAGCGCCGACCCGGCAGCGCGAAAGCTGAATCAGGCAAACGATTGCGGGACTTCGCCGTCAGAACCTTGTTAGCCGTGACCTTGTCACAATTCGCGGCCATCCCATCGTGCAGCTTGGCCGCGCTGGTGTGATAAGCCGACATGATACTGTCCTGGCCATTGTTCGCACGCCGATGGGCCGATGCAGCATAGCGGTGGGCAATAGCAGCACTTCGATGGGCCCGAGCCACTCCGGCGGACATCGCTTGGTTGCTGCGCTCCGTTGCGGCAGCCGTGGCAGCATCACTCTCTTCTGTCCCGCTCCACTCGCCCTCATCATCATTCGCGCCGGCATCGGTCCCCCCGAGGGCGTCACTGTGGGAAATATTCTCCGTGGCCCCTTCCTCATGCTCATCAGCCAAGCGTCGCTTGCCCCGATTCTTCGCTGGCTTTGGATTGTCCGTTGAGGCGGCCTCGGCTTCATCACCCCAATTCTTGTGATCGTTGGCCTTGGTCGTGTGCCAGTCCGAAAACGCTTTGTGCCCGGCCTTCGCGTAGAGCCGCGCCGCTTTGCTATGCAACTCAGCCGCTCCATCATGAGCCTTCTTCGTCCCGCTGATCACTGCCCACGCGCCCTTGCGATTGGCGTCCCGACTGGCGGCGTGCGCTGCTTCCATCGGCTTCGGAGTCTTGTGCTTGGAGTCGCCTTGCTGATCCAGGTCGGCCTGCTCCTCGTCCTCCTCCGAAGGCTTGCCGGCATTATACGTGAGCACGCGCACGAGGGTGTCCTCATCGATCTCCGCGGCCTGATTGCGCATGAAGCCCGCCCCGTCATCAATGCTGCAGGCCCCGCGTTTGTCGGGCAGGATGGCCAAATGGTCCGGGCGGTAGTTGCGAGCAATGGCATCATACGCCTCCCCATCAAATTCACCTGGGTTAAATTCCTTGTCGACGAAGACGCCAGTGGACAGCTCCATCATCTGCTCGTTCTCGATCGCTTTCATCACCCGCGGCTCGACAGCATCGGCTAGGGCCGGCTCGACCCACGCCTCTGCGACCAACCGGCCTTTGTCATCAAAGCGGGTGTTCATGATCATCCCGACTTGATAATTCTCGGCCACGTCCGGATCACAGGCGCTGCGCCCTTCCCCATTTTCCTCCGGGTGGTTGACCACCACTGGCTTCATGTTCCAGACGCAGGGCGTCTTGCTGAGTTCGTCGCCGGGGTAGAACAGCGCACCATTCGAGCCCTTGTGAACGCCCTCCGTGATCATCACCATGGGCACCGCGAGGTAGTCGCGCCCTTGCAGGCGCTCATTGCGGACCAGCTTCTTGGAAGGGGTGAGATTGAAAACGATCTCAGTCCGCAGGTTGCGAACAAGCCCTTCAGTGGCACCTACGTTCAGGACAAGTTTTGAACGACCTTGCCCTTGCCGTTTCCGGGACTTTGACATAGAGAGTGAAAAACCAATCGAGGGATGAACAATGAGCCCCTTCGTTGGGTCACTCTGCTGAGTCAGCTCTGCCCGTTAGAATGAATTAGCCGGGATGTCAACTATCTAAATAGGAGGAACTGACTTAACCCGAAGGCTTTTTCTCCCGCAGCCGATCCTTAATGACAACGCTTTCTTCCTTGGTGAGTCGAAAGATCCTCCCATTCTCAATATAGAGCGCGACCTTGCCAAACCACTTTGGGTCACGCAACAGAAGCAATTCTTGAACGACAAGTTCGAGGTCAGGTGGGAGAGGGTTTGTCATGTGAATTTCGGCTGATGTCATCAACCGGTAGGAGGAAAGGACGAGGAACAAGGATGTAACGGCGGCAAAGGAGATGAACAAGCACTTGGTGAAGCGGAGTGACCATATTCCCTTCCTTCCACTCATGCGCCAAGTTGTCAGCTTGTTCGAGCAGGTGAGCTTCGTCGGGCAGTCGGTCGAGTACGCCGAGGAGGCCCTGCAAGCTGCATTCCAACTCGACGGCTTGGTGCAGAGCTTGCTGCGTCAGGGCGCTCAGCGCGTCCATCCCAGTCTTGCCAGACGCGGGGGCCAAAGGATCAGGGTCAACCGGCAGGGCCAGGGTCGGGGCGGCAGCCTGCAGAGCCTTCTTCACGTCCTCCCAATCCGCTCCGGGAAAACGGCGCAGCAAATCTTCTGCTTTGTATTTTCGCAAGACCATCGCCACAGCGACACGAGCTTCGGATTCTGTCAGGTTACGGCTCATGGAAAACTCTCCAGTTCATATTTATCAGCAAACTCAGCAATGCTCTCCCGCTGACGAAGCGTGAACTCCTCGCGCTGCAGGTTGCTGGTGACAAACTCCCGTTCAAAATCATTGAGCTCCTTAAAGTCATCCATCTCCTGCATGACCGCCCGACATTGCTCGTGATTGGGGAGAATCATTGGTCAGAGAAGAGTTGGTAGTTCATATGGTTTATAGGCCTCCACGCGCAGAGTTTCCTGATCATCTCGTTCCCGCCCGATCACCTTCCAATGACCATCACATTCCGCCCGACCTTCCTGATGGATTCGTTCAAACCCGGCGGTGACCAGCATTTGAGAGAGGATCTCATAGTGGTACACCATCAAATGTCCATACTTGGTGATGATGTCCTCGCGCCAAGCTCGAGGTAACCGTTCCAGTTCCGGCACGCAGATCCGCAGGACTCCTCCCGGTGCCAGCACTCGGTGACACTCCTTAAGCAGTCGGTATCCATCCGGGGCGGTCAAGTGCTCGAGGAGATGCTCGAAGAAGACTCGCTCGGCGCAGGCATCAGAAAAGGGCAAAGGATGAGTAACATCCAGCACCTTAATCTCAGGATGGTTGACCCGTAAGTGGGGATCAAGATCAAAGTTCTCCCAGGGAGGAGGCAAGACGTTGATTGAGCAACCGAAGTGGAATTGACGTTTCATAGGTAAGGCTTTGCGATAGGTTGATCCCCAGCTCTTCTCCCATCGATGGACCACGATCGACTGAGGGTGGGGGAGACATTGCGCGGGAGGAGTATCCCATGAATAAGGATAGCAGAGGTGAGAGGCAATGACCGTCAGCCTTTCCCTTGGGGCTTTGGTCATCAGGAAGACGGCCTGTGGAGGGACTAGGGGAATGGGTAGATGTTCAAACTGCCACTTCACCCAAGGATGCCCAGCCTCTGCTCCAAAGAAGGCATTGCAGAGCAGCCCGTCTGCCTGCGGCGCAGCAAAGGCCGAGTACTGGACCAACCCATCCAAACTGTGCAGGCACTCAACATCCACGTCGAGATAGATGCCACCAAAGGTCTGAATGGCCCAAAGTCGCACAAAGTCGGCCGACGCAGCTATCCCTTGGCATCGACTCCGGACCAGTGCCCAGTTCAACCCGAGGTTCTCCATGGTGGTCTCAGTCCAGAGAAGGTAACGCCAGTCGGGATTCTTTTCCCGGACCGACTCCATCATCTTCTGGAGCCCTTGGTTTGGGGGGTTAGGTCCCAACCATACCTGATGGAGGATCTTCGGGATCATTTCTTCCTTAAGCAGTAGGAGGGCCAGTCAAGCTCAGAGGTCAGGTATTGGATCTCCCAACCTTCCTCAGCACAGAATTGATTGACCGCTTTGACCACCCCAAACTCTAGGGTCCTGGCCCATTGGGTGGTTTCGATGTAATCATGCCCCATAATGAAACCCCCCGGTTTCAGTCGCTTCGACCACAACCTCAGGTCTTGGATGACCTCGGGGTAGATGTGGAACGCATCGAGGTAAAACCAATCGAGCATGAACATGGTCTGGACAGCGATATCAGCCGAGAAGCCCCGATGGATGATTACTCGACCACGGGCAATGTCTTGAGCCAACTTGCGCTGGGTCTCCCGAAGGTTCTCCTCGTGGTTGCTGTTGTTCATGCACGCATCCCGCTCATATTCCTTGTATTTGATCCAAGGATCGATCAGATGCAGCGCGGCCAAGGGACACTGCGCCATGATCACAGCGAAGTCTCCTCGGAAGACTCCGATCTCGGCCCCAATGGAGCCGGGGAGAATGACCTTACGAACGAGGTCTTGTCTGGTTGGTAATTTTTCCATAAAGATCGCGCATTCCTTCCCGCACCGCTGCGCTCGAGCCTCGATGGGCACACCAGCCCAAGGAGGCTAACCGCTGGCAGTCGAGCCGAACGATGGGTACATCACCCTGCCATCCTCGAGTTCCTCCCGAGTACTCAAACCTCACTTCTTCTGGGTTGAGTCCCACCTCCTCACAAGCGATGCGAGCAATTTGATAGACGGTAATGGCATCACAGGACGCAATGTTCCACACCCGATAGGAAGGGAATTGAATCTTCTCAATTCGGAACAGCGCATCAATGACATCGTCCACGTAAATGTAGCTCTTTGATTGCTGCCCGTCGCCGAGGATCCGGAGGAAGGATGGATGACGGAGTAGCTGATTGATAAAGTCACAGCTGACCCCGTGGGTTTGGTTGGGTCCAACAATGTTAGCCGGACGCAGCACCCTTGCCCGAAGGCCGAACATGTGGCAATGGGCTGCAATCATTGCCTCGCAAGCGAGCTTGCTGGCTGCATACGTGGAGATCGGAATGCACGGACCATGATCCTCCGAGAAAGGGAGGAGACCAGTCGGGGCCTCCCCATAGACCCCGCTGCCCGAGAGGTAGAGCAGGTTTCCGATCTCGCAGATGCGCATCAACTCGAGGACGTGCTGGCAAAGCACGGTTCCTTGGCGAAAGTCGATCCCAGGATCTGTCACCGCTTTTGAAATATCGGGATTGGCCACGAGATGAACAACGGTATCAAACATGCCCTCCTCTGGGACTGGGACCTGATGAAACCAGTGTGGGTCAGCCAAATCCCCTTCGATGACGTTGAGAAGCGGATGATTAATAAATGGCTGAAGATGTTCCCACCTCCCAGAGCTAAAGTTGTCGAAGACGGTGACCCGCTCCATCTCCTCAAGGGCAAGCAAGTGTCGGACCACATTGCTGCCAACCATGCCAGCTCCACCAGTAACGAGTATCCTCTTCATGCTATAACCCCCCGTTTCTTTGCCTCTTCGAATTCAGCTCGCTTCCATTGCTGCGCATACCAGACTTCATCATTCCAGGGAATGGGACGATCCCGATCGACTCCGAATGATAATTCCTTCACCTTGTCCGGAGCCCGCTTGCGCATGAGGGCAAACTTCCGCTCACCCGTCAACCGGTCCTTGGTCTCCATCCTCCAATCATTGATGTCAGGACCCATTGCTAGGTAATCGCGCACAAACCTCCAGATGGCTGCGTGGCGCACTAGAAAGAGAGATTGAGTAGCCGGAACGAACTTGTCCGTGACCAACGGCCGACCAATTACCCAATCCCCTTCGCCTAGGTCGTGGTACATCCGCTCGATGAAGGGACCAAACGCCAGACAGTCCTGCTCAACGTAAATGAAGTCCAACACGGCGTTATAGGCGATCATGGCCGTAGCAATCATCGGGGGCGTCCATCCGACCAGATCAAAGTTCTTGCGCCCCTCCTGCTTGTCCTTGATGTGCCCTAGGTCACCCGGGCAGACAATCGTATCCACCGGCCGTCGATAAAAAGGAGCTGCTCCCCCGGCGGTCAATACCACCACCTTCTCTGGCAGTGGATTGGCATAGCGTACAAGGTTTTCCATCCACACATCAGCAAACTCATTTGCTGGGATGGGGGTCTTGGCATTCTTAACGTAGCCCGAGCCTATAAGGTAGTGGCGAGCGGGAGTGGTCACGGTGACAGCGGGGTTGGAAGGTTGAGGTTGGGAAGAAAGGATAATCGGAGAAGCAGGAGGAGTAGGTAATGCCTCAGGTGGCTTGCGAATGCTCGCTTCCGAAGTGACCAACAGACCCTTCACGGCCTGCTGAACTGAGGCGACTGAAATGGTATCCATCGGATTGCGGGGAGGATTTCCCAGATCAATCTGGTTCATACTGTTGAGGCGGTGGCGGATCCCAGTGAAGGGGTGATTAGGATCACTCTTTATCGCCACCGTGTCGGGCGCATCACAAAGGATCAACTCGGGACTGGTCACTCCAAATAGCACCACCCGAGGAGTGAAGACAGCCCCGGCGACATGGGAGGGGAAGCTATCAATCCCCACAAAGAGACGAGCAGCTGAAATGACCGCGGCCAGCTGCAGGAAGTTGGTTCGATTGCGCAGGTCAAACACTCCAGTCAGCTTGTAAGGCGGAGGGCTGCCTGGCTCATAAGCCCCTACCACGACCACCGGCAGCAAGGCCTCCAGCACCAACCACTCAATCAGATCACGCCAACGAGCTTCGGCCCAGGCTCGCCCTGGCCATAGTCCTGGACCTGGGGCCACAACCACATACTTCCTACTTAGGTGGGGTGGGATTTGCTCTCGAACCCAATGGTGGTCCACTTCGGCCGGATAGATCTCGATGGTGTGAGGACAAGTCCCAGGGGCAAACCCTGCGCTCTTGGCAAAGCCATCAATTAGATGGCGGTCGGGAGTCTTTTCATACTGCACCAGGTCGAGATTGATCACGGTCTCAGGTGGACAACCATAACCGATCTCGCCTGGGCTAGCCCGCTTCACCCGGGGATTGTTCAGGAAAATCTCAGGGAACCGAGTCCGAAAAAAGATCTCAGCGTCAGGATACTTGAGGTTGAGGGCCCGGACTACGGCGCTGCACAGCAGGACATCGCCGCGCATGAGATGGCGAACCAAGACATAGGAGTTGGGATGGGACATAGGAGTTAGGGTGTGTGGAAAGGGGGTTCAACGTAACCGCACCGTTTGAAACGCTAGATGTAGGGGCAAAGAGCACGTTTCCGCCCACGATAGCGGCGATTCCTGCCCCTACAGCGGGGGTCCAGCATAGCTGACACCCCTGCGCAGCGTCAGGGCCAGGATTTGAAGCTGTGGGCTTCGTTAAAACGATGTAAAAGAACGTGTTCATCCCCCTTCTCCTTCGGCCACCAACTCTTCCTCCGCTGCTTGCTCCTCCTCACTCACCTGCTCCTCTTCCTTTGGCGCCACGCGCTCTTGCTGCTCCTGTATTGGCATTGGGATCCAAGCGCAGCGGCAGTTGGGATGGAGTGGGATCATCCCGCGCGCTTCATCGATGGTGTAAGGACTCTCATCAGCCGCATCTTGGCAGTCGTCACAGACCGCGTCGTCATCAGCCGTGCTCCACTCCGCCTCCATGCCCAACTCTTCCATCCCCATTGCCTGGAACGCATCCAGCTGCCCCTCCGCGTGAGCGCGAACAATCTCCGTCCGCGCAATCATCAGCGCTCGCGTGCGCGTCATCCCATCGATCTGGTCCACCATGTCCCGTGCGACTTCAGCTGCCCCTGACCCATCCACCATCCCATCCGCCAGGATCCGATTCAGCTGCGTCTTCTCATACGCCGACAGCCCTTTCATCTCCTCAAAGGCCCGGGTGGCCAGGGATTGCACCTGCTCGATCGCGACCGGCGAAGCAAAGGTATCCCGGAGGAACACTGCTTGAGCTTTGGCGTAGAAGGTAGGATCCGCCCGCAACTCTGGGTGGGCATCGATATAGGCCCGGACAATCCCTTGGCGGTAGGCGCTGGTGATGTAGGAGGCGGTCAGGGGATTGTCCGGGTCGGTCTGGCCAACGAGACCCAACACCCCTGCGTTCATCTGTTGCTCCAGCCATTGGCTAAAGGCCTGAAGCTTCTTGGAGTCGGTCAGAAATTGATAAGCGGCATGAGTGACCGGCTTCGGATTCGTCCCTTTGCCCAGCCCGTAGCTGTCCTCTGTCTCAACGTGGCGAATGATCTGCTTGGCGAGCCATTGGAACCGCCCGATCAGTTCTCGCGCAAAGGCGTTCTGGATGAGCGTCGTTCGGGAGGGATCAATGCGTCTGGCAACGGGAGGCATAAAATTGGTCCTTTGGTGTTTTCAGAACCTACTCGGCTCTTACCATCCTCAGGACTAAGCCACCTTGTGGCCGTAGGTCTGGATCGTCTCAGGCTTTACTTCACCCTCGATGAACCAGTAACGACCTGGTGCCGTGGTCGAGTCACGATGAGAGCAGGAGGACAAGCGTTCGACTTGTCGTCCATACTGGTCACGCGCGGCCTCGTCCGCTGATAGGAACAGCACGTTGGTACAGGTGCTGGGCTGGCCCGGTGTTCCCCAATCCGCCGTCACCAGTCCATTGTGAAGAACTCCAACTTCATCCACCACCTTCACTGCGCTGCCTAGTTTTATGACTTCGCCTTGCATGGTTCTCTCCTTGTTACCCGGGCGGAATTGCCCGGAATCACTCCTTGGCGTAGCCCGGCTTCTTGGCCGGATTGTGGGACGTGACCTTCCGCTTGGTGAAGGGCTGGCTCTGCCCTTTGGTCGAGGCGATGCGCTTGCGCAGCTTGCCCTGCCCGACCTTCACTGCGTCAACTTCTGTCTCCGGCAGCAGGGCCTTAGCATCGGCGTTAGCAATAGCGGCACGCTTGGCACGATCATTGTCAATGAGCCGCTGCCGCTGCTTGAATGATAGGGGCTTGTTCCGATACATGGTCTTTCCTTGCTTGTTCGAGGTGGGCCCGGTATTTGGCCGGGTCATAAACGTCATCAAAAGGCCAGCCGTTCTCCTTCTCCCATGCCCGCTTAAACTCCAGCTCACCGGCCTCCAGCAAAAACCTGATCAGCTGGTGCCGGTGCTTGAGCGTGCCTAACTCGGTGATCGCCGGGGCTTCCCGGGCAATGATCGCTCGCAGCTTCTCCGTAGACTGCGCTTGGTATAGGCGCTTGAGCTGGGTGAGCAGCGCCTTAATCCGATAGGCCGGATGATCCCGATTAGGAACGGTGATGAAGTGGGGCACGGCTATTTCTTTCCTGAACCAGCTTCTTTGTCAAGTAGAGCAGCCATTATCTTGGCACAGTGTGGACAGGAGACAGATGGATGATCGGCTACGGATAATGGTAATCCAGTCACTCCCCATTCAGACCATCCTGCCGAGGAGCCCTGGGGCTCTCTTCCACAAAGCGCCGTCCAACCATTAACGAAATGAGTGATAACTCCCTTAGTATCTCCTCCGCTGCGAGCACGACTACTAAGATAGGAGACACGGTAGGACCCTGAAGACTTTGCGACTTCCAACCTAGCGGTCTCCGATCTTGAGAGTTTTACCTTTTGCGATTCTGTCCCTTCTCCTGACCCTCCCCGCTCTCCTGCCCGACCCTCATGGCCAAAGTTGCCGGAACCTGTCCCACCGTGCATCGTCAGGGCGGCGCGGTGAGCGCGATCTACTTCAGTCTCAGCTTGCCGCTGGTTGTAAGACAACGGCTTGTTTCGCAGGCGATGGTACATAGGCCCTCCTAGCGTTTGCGCGTCGTGCTATGGTAACCGGCGCGGAAGCCCTTGCGCCCTTCCCTGGTGCGGGCGTGCTCGGTCGGGGTTTGGGGCCCCAGCCCAGCCTCCTTCGCGCGCTTGCCGGCCTCTCGGGCCATGATCTCCCGACCCTTCGGCGAATTCCGCCAAGATGCGTTCTCGGTCAGGTCAGGGGCGGCTGAGTAGCCGGGGCGCAAGACCTCCTCGGCATTGTCAGCCTTGCCCTGCTTCTTAAAGTACTCAATCTCCGCTAGTCGCTGGTGGGCCTTCCCTTCCGACATAGGCTTAGATAACCGCTTGCCCTTGTGGGAGAAGACTGCCCAGCCCCCTGGCACCTTGCGGACGTAGTTTGCCGTCAGCTTGTCCCCATCTCCGTTCCCTTCTCCATGCAGCGTCGGTGAGGCAGGCCGAACTGGCTTCTTCACTACGCTCGGCTCAATCTTCCCCGGTGCTCTGAGTCCTGGGGACCGCGGCGGGGTAAAGGGTCCTTGCGTTTCCCTCAACCCGCCCTTGCCAAAGGCCCCACCACGCGCTGCCCGAGCCTGTAGGAATGGATCCCCGGCGTTTGGAAAGTTGGAGACCTCGGTAATGCGCGCCCCACCCTTCCCCGTGTTCGGGATGGGCATGCCTCCCGGAGGGGAAGGTTGCGGAGAAGCTGGGGCCGGCGGATGAAGAGCCTGATAGGTGCTGCCCGGTTGCGCGCCCTGCTTGAGATATTTGGTCAGCTCCTTCATGGCCGCGTCCGCCTCTTCGTCGGTCATGTTCATAAACAACTTCAAGAAGAGCTTGGGTGGGAGGATTGTATCACACCCACCCGTGACATATTTGTTCAACGCATCGGCCAGCTGAGCTGCCACCTTGGCCTTCTCCTCATCGCTCGGCGTGTGTAAGTCCTCCCACGTCACCGTCGTACCCTTGTTCATGTCGGCCAAGGGTGGGAGAATACCCATGTAGATCAGCCGAGTGACCAGAGGATTGAGAACGTAGGGTTCGCAATACTTGCTCTGGCGATTGCCGATCCGTTCGTTCCAGGCGGACGTATCCTGATCACCGGCCAGCCGCGCTTCCTCCGTCCCAATGAAGACCCGATAAGGACAACCAATGGAAGCGCAAATCGCCTGGACATGCGTTTTGAAGTGAGACGCCGGGTCGGCTAGCTGAACGGTCAGACTCTTAGCCTGCACCCCGACCAACGCCAAGTACCGCTGCAGGCCAGATTGATAAGCTTCAAACTCCTTGCGCATCTCCTCCGGATCCATCTGCCCCACGCTCTGCAACTCCGGATTGACCTCGAAGCTGATCCCAGGGAAACCACCCTTCCAAAACATCTCCCCCGACCCGGCCAGCACCTTGCGCAAGTCAATGAGTCGATTGACTACGCTGGCCGGCCTGGGCACGCCGTACACCTCGCTGGACTCCCGATTGTCGGCCAAGTGGATGACTCGCGTCCAATGGACCGGGGTTGGGCTGGTCGGCATGGGCGCGACCGGCTGGATGACTTCCGTATTCACCCCGTATTGGATGAAATTGATGTTGTAGAGCAGCGGCTGGCCATAGCGCGGACTGCGAATGTCGATTTCGAACTTGTTAATGGTAACGGCCGACTCGTCGAAGACCCTGGTGTAGATCAGATGCAGACTCGGGTTGCGAGCTGTCCGACGCCGCAGGTCAATCTTCTTGTTGGGATCCTGCTGCCCTTGGAGCCAAAGGGGCATCGATCCATCCAGCGGTACTCCATCCACCGGCTCGATCAGCTGCTTGCCATCATCCACCCCAAGCAGAATGACGCCGAAGGTCCCAATACCCGAGAGCTTGTCCGCGCGCTGGAGCAGGGAAAAGAGCTGGAACTTCTTCTCCAGCGCCAACCAAGCGACTTCGAAGGGCGTCAAATTTTGGTCGTCCGTCTCGAGAACTTCGGGATCCTGCTTCCAGGCTTCCTCCGGGAAGATATTGACGACGCGCTTGCAAATCCCTTCCCGATCATAGAAGCTCTTGAGGTAAGCCGGAGTAAGCATCTCCGGGTAACCGCACTCCTTGTCAATGTCCTTACCCCGGTCAATCAGCTGTTCCAAAAAGCGCCCTCGCAAATTCAGGGCCGTCATCATCAAGTCGTTGGTAGTAATCTGGCTCATGGAGTCTCCTTCTCCCTTATCTATTCGTACTCGCGAGGAGCATCCTCACCCCACCAAGAAACGAATAGAAACCAGAACAACCAGAGGAGCGAGTTGACAGGCCCAGCTTTCAGCCAAGACACGCACGCAACAGTATCACTCCGTTGGGATGAGTTGTTCGTACTGGCCCAGCTACGACAAACCACTCTAAAAAGCAATGTCTATTTATCCAGCAGCCTTGTCAGTGGGGCAGCTTCGACAGGTCGGCGTGCTGCTTGTCCACTACGTAGATCTCCCAATGCTGCACGAAGTTAGGATTGCAATCCTTCGGTGTGTCCAGCGAGGCGTGTGGATACTTCTCTGCGGCCAACTCCTTAAAAGGGATCACCGGATGGCGATGGAGGATGATTAACTGTCCAACCTGAAAGTCCCGGGCAAGGCGCGCCGTGGCTTGTACGGTCCCAGGCATCTTCGGGTCCATTCCCATCTCTGCGAACCTTCCCATCAGCCAAACACCGATGGCCTGCAGATCCTGGACATACTGCGGTTTGAGCGGGATGATCTTCATTCGGTTTCCCCGACCTTGGGCTTGGGTGGATTGACCAAGGGTTTGGTGATCCCACAAAGCTGACAATGATTTACAGTCCTCGGAAACGGCATTGGAATAACCAACGTGGCTGCATCACAGCGGCATTGAAACACCTCCCTGCCTCCCACCCTGACGATGTGACACCCAAATGGAATCTCGGCATTCAATTGCAAGAGGGATCATCCGGCGCCTTCACTACATCCTCGGGCAAATCCGCGAGGTCTTCTTCTTCGATCCCAAAGTAGTCGAGGACTTCACGATGAACCTTGCCAATGGCCTGCTCCCCTTCCGGTTCCGGCAGCGCACCCGTCTGCAAGATTTTGTGAATACCAGCCAGGGCGCCGGCCATAAACATCCGCTCACAGGTCTTTCGCTGGCGGCACTTCGGCTTAGGGCAGACCCGACGCATCAGCTCATCGAAGGCTTCTTTAAGGTTCTGGCTCATGACAAAAAGAGACCCGCTGCCACTTTGAGGGCCTGATCAAAGGTCCAAGTCGGCTCAAAGCGCCGAAGGGTAGAGCAAGGGAAATGGGAGTGTATCTCATATCCATACCGACGATGAAGCTCCTTGTCAGCATAGATGATAGCCCGGACCTCAATCCCAAAGCGCATCAACTCCCGAGCAATAGACAATTTGGCCCGCAGCATTGGTCGAAGCTCCACCCGAATGTTGTTCGCAGTCTTGCGAGGGCAGACCTGATCACGTGGGAAGAAGCTGTCCCCACAAATGATCGGAGCAAAGGAGGTCGTGAGTCCATTTGACGGACTTCAGCTTTTCGGGCCAAAGGATTCCGACGAAGGTCCCGTTCTGGAACAGCAACCGGCGAAGGGTCAGGATCGCCCGGCGTCGAAGTTGATCAGACCTTGCGCCCGTTCCCCTGCGACATATTTCTTCGCCTCTGCGATGACATGATCGATCAGGGGGACCGCGTGTTTCGGAAGCGGGATCGCCTTCGGGCCGGGTTCGGGCGTGGTTCCTTCGACCGGTTCCGGGGCGAACAACAGGCGAAGCGGCGTCGCGATGTTGAACGGCCGGTTGCTTTCCGGGACATCCTTCTTCGCGATGATCGTGATCAGTTGGGCGTCGATCG